AGCGAAACAAATTGGGGAGAGTATGAATCAGCCATCCGCCGCTGGGAGTTCGTTATTGGACGACCAGCTCCCCGGCCAACTGAGCGCACTGGACGCAATGACGGACAGCGACTAAGCCCGCTCTTCACTGAATGGATGATGGGCCTACCTTACAGGTGGGTCACAAACGTGGCTATCGGTATCAGCCGCAACGAGCAGCTCAAGGCCTGCGGTAACGGCGTCGTTCCCCAACAGGCCATGGCGGCGCTGCGGGACATGCTGGCAGCTTTCCAGACGGCGGAGGTGGCAGCGTAATGGCGTACGTGTTCAAGGGAAAGAACCACGCGGAGCCGGAGTACATGTCCGAACCTCTCCCGGACTCCAAGTGTGGGACCCGTGCAGGGTACCGTCAGCACCAGAACAATAACGAGGCCCCGTGTGATCCGTGCGCGGCCGCCCACGCCGAGTACATGCGCGGCTACACGTTCGTCCCCCGCTGTGGGACGGTGAGCGGCCACCGCGCCCACGTCAGGGCCGGGGAGACGCCCTGCACGGACTGTGAGGC